AAAGAAAAGGCTTTCTGCGTGAAGCAGTTGAATTATTCGGATTTCGTATAGGACGCCCCGAAAAAGAAGCCCCAAGTTTACCTTCATTCGTTCCTCCAACACAAGACGATGGTTCTTTAACTATTGCCGAAGGTGGAGCATTTGGAACTACAGTTGATCTAGACAACAAAATCAAAAGTGAATCTGCACTTATAACAAAGTACAGAGAAATGGCTCTGCAACCAGAAGCCGAAAAAGCTATTGATGATGTTGTTAATGAGGCAATTATTGTTGATGACAATCAAATGCCTGTAGAATTAAACATGGAAAAGATTGAAGAAGATTATTTATCAGATGATATCAAAGAACTTATACGTATGGAATTTGATGGCATATTAAAAATGCTCAGGTTAAATACTAAAGGCTATGATATATTCAAAAAATGGTATGTAGATGGTAGAATATATTTTCATTTAGTAATAGATTTAAAAAATCCTAGATTAGGTATTAAAGAATTAAGATACATTGATCCAAGGAAAATCAAAAAAGTAAAGAAAGCTATAAGAAATGATAAAACAAAAATAGATTCGTCCAACTTATTAAAAGATGTTTTAGATAAGAAGTATGAAGAATTTTTTATCTATCAGAATAAAGGAACAAATGATTCAAATTCTGGATTAAAAATAGCATCTGATGCTATAGCTTATTGTAATAGTGGTGTTTTAGATACACGTAATTATTCAGTACTATCACATTTACATAAAGCAATCAAACCACTTAACCAATTAAGAATGTTAGAAGATGCTACTGTTATCTATAGATTAGCTAGAGCGCCAGAAAGAAGAATATTCTATATTGATGTTGGTAACTTACCAAAACAAAAAGCTGAACAGTATCTAAGAGATATGATGGTAAAGCATAAGAACAAACTTGTATATGATGCTAATACTGGTGAAGTAAGAGATGATAGAAAATTTCTTACAATGCTTGAAGATTATTGGCTACCAAGACGAGAAGGTGGTAGAGGGACAGAAATTACAACATTACCTGGTGGAACTAATTTAGGTGAATTAGAAGACGTAAATTATTTTAGACGTAAGCTATATGAATCATTAAACGTACCAGTATCAAGATTAGAACAAGAGACACAGTTTAATGTTGGTAGGGCTTCAGAAATAACAAGAGATGAAATTAAATTTTCTAAATTTGTTAATAGACTGCGTTCTAAGTTTTCAGAACTATTTCTAATGTTATTAGAAAGACAGCTTATGCTTAAAGGTGTTATGACACAAGCTGAATGGGCTGAAGTAAGAGATTTAATAAAGTTTGATTACCAAGAAGATAATCACTTCTCAGAATTAAGAGATGGTGAAATTCTAAGAGAAAGAATGACACTTTTACAAGAAGTAGATCAATTTACAGGTAAATATTTTTCAACTAAATGGATTAGGACTAATGTTCTAAAACAATCAGAAGAAGATATGGAAGAAATGAATAGTGAAATGGCTCAAGAAACTGATAATGAAGAAGTCGAATCAGACGAAGAGTAGATTTTTATAAATATGTTATAGGAGAAAGAATAATGGCTGAAACAGAATATAGTACACAAGATGCAGTTAATTTTGCATTGGCAGGCAATTCAGGCGAATTTAAAAGTGCAGTTAATTCTTTATTGCAAGATAAGATAAATCAAGCAGTAGAATTAAAAAGAGTTGACGTGGCCGCAAATTTTATGAAGACACAAGAAGTAGAGCCTGAAGTATCTGTAGAACCAGTCGAAACAGATAAAGCAGTAGAGGAACCAAAAGATGCAGAAACTTCAGAAGTTTAGTAAGTTTGTCTCAGAGGCAGATGCTAAAGATTATGTAGCAAAGCCTGATGATGATGCAGAAGCTTTAGCTTATAAACCTCGTTCTAAAGGTGAAGAAGACTTTATGAAACAGCATGTAGTAACAAAGTCTGATGCTGAGCCTAGAGGACAAGATCATATATTTAATGGAACTATTAAAGAAGAAGTCGAAGACGAAAAAAAAAATCTAGTTGAAGGCACATTAGACACTCTACGTTCAATAGTTAAAGATAAAAATGCGAAGACTGTCAAGTTTAAAAATGGTAAGAAAATGAGTATCGATATGCAGACAGCTAATATGATAGTTAAGTCATTTGAAAAAAGAATTAAGAAAGATGATATTAAAAAGAAAGTATCAAATATGTTGGATCAAAGTCCAGAAGGTTTGATGAAAGTCTTAGATATCATGAATAAATAAGGATAGGAAAATGGGAGTATCAGTTAAAGGAACATCTACAGCATTAGCTACAGGCGTCACTAAGTTTAATGATGCTACAGCAGTTCATTTATGTGGACATACTTCTGCTACTACAGTAACAGTTAGAAATGCGGCAGATGATGCAGATATAGGAACAATTAAAATTCCTGCTAACGGACAGATAGTTGTTAATTTATTTATAGGACAAGGTTTACGTGGTCCTACAAGTGTATTTGGAACACAAGTTGCTTCAGGAGATACAATCTAATGAAACTTATATGCGAAGTTACAGAAGAAACAAAATACCTAGAAGAAGAAGATAAGAAAACAGGTAAAAAAAATCTTTATATCGAAGGCGTTTTTATGCAAGGAGATATTAAGAATAGAAATGGTAGAATGTATCCTCGTGCAGTTTTAGCCAATGAAGTCAATAGGTATAATAGAGAATATATTCAGAAAAATAGAGCATACGGCGAACTAGGACATCCACAAGGACCAACTATTAATCTAGAAAGAGTATCACACCTTATAACAAGTTTAGAGCAACAAGGTTCTGATTTTATAGGTAAAGCAAAAATTATGACTGAAACACCTTATGGTAAAATAGTTCAATCACTTATGTCAGAAGGCGCTCAACTAGGTGTATCAAGTAGGGGTATGGGAAGTCTAAAAGATAAAGGCGGAACTCAAGAAGTGCAAAAAGATTTTTATTTAGCTACTGCGGCTGACATAGTAGCTGATCCATCTGCTCCAAGTGCCTTTGTAAATGGCATAATGGAAAGCAAAGAATGGGTATGGGATAACGGAATCATTCGTGAAGCCGATATCGCTGATATGCATAAAGAGGTTAAAACTGCCTCAAAATCTGAATTAGAAAATGTCAAATTAAAAGTATTTGAAAATTTTCTTACAAAATTATAAATTTATAAATAGATTGTAATTAAATAATAAATGATCATATAAAGGAGCAAATACATGTCCGATCAAGTTCAAGAAAACACACAAGAGGAAGAAGTCCTCGAAGATGTGGTTACTGATCAGGAAGTTGAGGCTGTAGAATCAGACGATAATCTAGACGAAGCAAAAAAAGCTTCTATGGGCGATCCTTCCGAAATTCCAGATCCAGAACCAAAGAAAGCGGTGGCACCAGTAGCTAAAATGCCAAAGACGAAAGTCGGCATGATACAAGCTATGGTTGATCACATGAAAGGTAAAAAGAAAGATGACGTTGCTAAATCATTGAAAGCAATGTACGCACCTGAAAGCAAAGGTAAGGAGTACGGTGAAGAAACCGAAGCTTCAGCACCAACATTAAAAGAAATGATTAAAATTTCTAAAGATGATATCGACATAGCCGATGATGTGAAAGCATTATTTGGAGATGAAGATTTATCAGAAGATTTTAAATCAAAAGCTGAGACTATCTTTGAAGCGGCTGTACTTTCAAAAGTAAATGAAGTACTAGAAACAGCTACATTAGATATGAATGCTGAGATTGAAGCAGAAAAGGCAACTGTAGTAGAAACTTTAACTACAAAGCTTGATGATTATCTAGAGTACGTAGCAGAAGAGTGGGTTAAAGATAACGAACTTGCTATTGAAAAAGGTATCAGAGCAGAAATAGTTGAAAACTTTATGGTTGGACTTAGAAATCTTTTCACAGAAAACTATATCGATATACCAGAAGATAAGGTAGATATTGTTGATGAGATGGCCGCTAAAGTTGAAGAACTTGAAGGTTCTGTCAATGAGGAAATCGAAAAGAATATTTCTGCTAAAAAAGAAATTGCTGAGTTGAAAAAAGGTAATGCTTTAGAAGATATTTCTGAAGACTTAACTGCAACTCAAAAAGAGAAATTGAAGTCTCTAGCTGAAGGCGTAGACTATGAAGATAGTTCATATGTTGATAAGTTAAAGACTATCAAGGAAAACTACTTTCCAAGTGAGAAAGCAGTTGTTGAGAATGATGTGAGTGAGGAAGAACCTCTAGACGAAACTAATACTGAGGAACCTAATACTACCCAAGTGAACGGCTCTATGGCTGCATACACACAGGCCATAACTCGAAGCATCAAAAAGTAATAATTTATAAATATTGTAACAAAGGCTGAAAAATAGTTTAAAGGAGAAACTAATATGTATCAATCTGATGAACTTCAAAAGAAGTGGCAGCCCGTTCTTGAGCATCAAGATTTACCAAAAATTGCTGATGCCCATAAAAGAGCCGTAACTGCAACTCTTCTTGAAAACCAAGAAAACTCTGCTAGAGAGCAAGACTTAGGCTCTGGCGGATATCGTGCCCCATCTCTACTTGGAGAAGCGGCGCCAACTAACGCAATGGGAGCATCTAGTTCTACTGCATCTGCAGGAAGTATAGACACTTTTGATCCTGTTTTAATCTCACTCGTAAGACGTTCTATGCCAAATCTAATTGCATATGATATCTGCGGTGTTCAACCAATGACTGGTCCTACTGGCTTGATTTTCGCAATGAGATCAAGACTACAAAGTCAGACTGGAAGTGAAGCACTCTTCAATGAAGCTGGAACACACGTTTCTAGAGGTGCTGGTAACGGAGCAAATACTGCATCTTTCGGTGCGGCTAACTCTTCTGCTGGTGCAACAATGACAGGTGCTGATCCAACTGCTAGATCAGCTAGTTCAACTGGTGGTGCTTATAACGTACACACTGGTATGACAACTGCTCAATCTGAAGCTTTAGGCGATGGAACTGCTAATAACGGTTTCAACGAAATGGCTTTCTCAATTGAGAAAATTTCTGTTACTGCTGTGTCAAGAGCATTAAAAGCTGAGTACACAATGGAATTAGCACAGGACTTGAAAGCAATTCATGGACTAGATGCTGAAACAGAATTGTCAAACATACTATCTGCTGAAATCTTAGCTGAGATCAACAGAGAAGTTGTGAGAACAATTAACTACTCTGCTGTTGCAGGATCACAAAATAACGTGACTGCGGCTGGAACTTTTGACTTAGACACAGATTCCAACGGACGTTGGAGTGTTGAGAAGTTCAAAGGCTTAATGTTCAACATTGAACGTGATGCAAACGAACTAGCAAAAGCTACAAGACGAGGTAAAGGTAACGTAATGATCTGTTCTTCAGACGTTGCATCTGCACTTCAAATGTGTGGTGTACTTGATTACACACCTGCACTTAATAATAACTTAAACGTAGATGATACAGGAAACACATTCGCTGGAGTTCTTAATGGAAGAATTAAAGTGTATATCGATCCTTATTTCTCACCAGCTTCTGCTGGAGCATCTGCGGCTCACTACTACACACTAGGGTACAAAGGTACTTCAGCATTTGATGCTGGACTATTCTACTGCCCATATGTTCCACTACAAATGGTGAGAGCAATTGGTGAGCAATCTTTTCAACCAAAGATCGGCTTTAAGACACGTTATGGCATGGTAGCGAATCCATTCGCAACTGCTGATGCTAACGGTATTCCAGCTAGATTAGGTACTGGAGATGGTAACAAGTATTACAGACGAGTTAAAGTAACAAACTTAATGTAAAATTAAGGTTACTATAACCAAACGAATTAGGACACTTCGGTGTCCTTTTTTGTTTCTGAAACTCTTATAAATACTAGTATGACAACATCAATAAGTAGACAACCATCTAAGTTAGACTATACAAGTCCTACTCAGTTTCGTTTTTTAATTAATCAATTACCCAAAGTAGAATACTTTACTACTGAGGCAAATATTCCTGGCATAACTTTAGGTGAAGTAGACTTTAAAACACGATTTAAATCAATACCATTAATGGGTGATGTATTAACATATGAAGATTTAACAATAACATTTATTGTAGATGAAAATTTAGAAAATTATGTCGAAATGCATACATGGTTAACAGCGATTGGGTTTCCAGAAAATACAAAACAATTTTCTGATTTTAGAAGTGCAACTTCAAATGTTGCAACAAACACCAGAGGTGAAAGTAAAGACATAGGTGATGTAAAAGCTTCAACACCAGAAAGAGCAATGTATAGTGATGCTGTGTTAACTATACTAACAAATAAAAATAACCCTGTAGTAGAGTGTCGTTTTAAAGATGTCTTTCCTACAAGTTTAAGTGGATTAACTTATTCACAAAACCAAACTGATGTTGAATATTTAACAGCAACAGTTAACTTTAAGTACCAAATATATGAAATAGTAACCTTATAAATAGTTACATAATTATTATTGTGGAGTGAAAATGACTTTAGATGAATTAAAAATTCAAGTCGCAATGGACTTGAAAGTAAATGATGAAAGACTTGATACCGAATCTTTAAAAAACCAAGAACTATATGCAA